ATAGAGACATCTGTGCTTCCGTCGGTGTTTTTGTCAGTATAAACGTTGTTGTCATTTGCTTGCCTAGATAACAATAAACTTTCTAAAAGTTTGCTGTGATTATCAAGAAGAGTTTTGCCCTCTTCTATGACCTGCATGTATTCTGGCAGTTTTTCCATGGTCTTCAAATACGGAGAACTTGAATAAAAAGTACGGTTTGCCTTAGTTACCTAAGTGGGTTAAAAGAATATTGTAGAGGCCAATCTTCTTATAGCCACGGGCAGCAAACTCATAACAGATATTAGATGTATCGCAGTCCCAGGAATCAGTCAGTGGGTTGATACCAGAGAAGCGGGCGCCTTCCTCAAAAGGTTTTGCGTAATATACACAGAAACAATTAAAGGTTGCTGCTACATCAAGTCGGGGTGGGCAATGAAAAATTCTTGGTCCTTTAAAGATGTCATCCTCCGGATTGATTCGAGTGGCCCAGCTGTCATAGATCCAGCGGTGGCTATGCATTTCAATGGGATGAACACTGTAAGGAGATGCAATGTCGTCATCAACCCAAAACAATTGACTAATTAACTCTGGGTCGTAATCAATGTCTGGCTCAATAAAGACAACCTTGTCATACTGCTTGAGCCCAACTTCTGCATCAGCCTTATCCAGGCATTCATTGCGGGCCATCGCTAAATACTTAACCCTGTCCTCAGCTCGAATGGAACCGAAGTAAGGCCAGTCTCTTTTGCAGGTTTGAATCCAGACTTCGTTTAGCTCTTCCTCTAGTTCAGGTTTTATCTCGTTTAGATACTCAACTGTCCGATCTTGAGAATCATTCTCGAATACAGATAGGTCGAATGTGATGCCAGGGTTTTCATCCTTGAGGCAAAGGATCTGATCCTTCCACCCAAACAGGAACGGCTCTCTATTTCGGATGATGCTGCAAATCAAAATCCGCATCGGTCTAGCTCCTTGGAAAGATCTTTGATATCAGCTTCTTTAATGAAATGATTGTTACCGATATAGAACGAATGGGTGTGCATCCGTTCGCTATTGGGCAGCGGAATTAAGGACGTGTAGTCCTCCATGAAAGGTTGGCGTAGCAGGTTGCCTACCAGGAAGGGGCGCGTCTCAATGCCAATCAACTGGAGAAACTTCTTGACTTCAGTGGCAGTCTTCTCATCTTTGCAATGGAACGGTAGTGTCATTGCGCTGTTACCACGGGCTGTTGGTAGCGCTTCAAACCAAGGTCGCTTAAGCATCTCGGTTCGGAATAGCGCATAATTTTTGGCACGCTGTTCGTTCCAGCTGTCAAGTTTCTTTAGCTGAACCCTGCCAAGGACTGCGCCAGTCTCAACATTTCGGAAGTTGTAACCCTTAGTTGGGAACAGAAAAGTCGGGTCGATGTCTGGGTACTTCTCTTGGATAGCGTTCTTGTAAGAAGGGATCATCTCGCGGGACAAACCGTGAGAGCGCTTGGCCCGCAAGAGGTTATACAGTGACTCGTTGTTAACGCAGATCATTCCACCTTCTACGGTGGTCATGTGATGGCCAAAATAAAAGGAGAAGGTTGAGCCAAGGCCCGTGTTGCCTACCTTTACTCCGGTCTTGGAATCACATGCTCCGTGCGATTCGCAACAGTCTTCAATAATTGCTGCATGCGGCCACAGCTCCTTGATCAACTCCATGTCATTGGAGATGCCAAGGACATGCGTCAAGTAAACAACATCAGGCTGCAGGCCCTTGAGGAACAAGTTCTGAACTGAATCTCGGGTTGGGCTGTAGGTCTCGTAATCAATGTCATAAAAATACACATTGTGATTTTGCTGACAGAAAGTTGAGATGTTGGTTGCCCAGTTAATGGCTGGCGCAAAGATGGTCAGTTGCTTTTTAGTTGGAAAGTAGTGCTCATGTACTGCATCCAGCAGCAGAAAATTGGCAACAGAACCGTTAGCTACATATAAGGAATACGGTGCACCCTGCCATTTACTCCAATCTTCTTCGAACTGGCGGCACTCAGGACCGTTCGTAAAACGATCAGCAGTCAGTACAAATTTTGCCAGTGCCAGGCGCTCCTTCCATCCCAACGTGTTTTTTTGGAGCGGCCAATCAAAGATCGTCATAACCAGGCGTTGTTTCAATGGTTATACTTTAATCACGCAGATATTGCAAATGAAAAGGGCACTAATCACCGGAATCACTGGCCAAGATGGTTCTTATCTGGCGCGTAACCTGATCGATAATGGCTACAAGGTCTGTGGTGTCGTACGCAATCACACGCAACCAAACCATCTTGAGAAACTCAAGTGGGTATTCGGTGGCAAAATACCTGGTGATGTCTCAGTTGAATATTCAGATTTAACTGATGCACCTTCTTTGACCCGGGTGATCCAGGATTTTGCTCCTGATGAGGTCTACAATCTGGCAGCTCAAAGCCATGTCGGTGTCAGCTTTAAATCTCCGGTGAGCACAGCCTCTGCAAATGCATTGGGTGTCATGAATGTTTTGGAGGCATGCCGGGCTGCCGGTTGTCCTCCCAAGTTTTATCAGGCTTCTACCTCTGAAATGTTCGGCAAGGTACAGTCGTTTCCTCAGAATGAAGAAACTGGCTTTTATCCCAGAAGTCCTTATGGGGTGGCCAAGCTTTTTGGCTATTGGCTGACCGTTAATTACCGAGAAAGCTACGACCTTTTTGCGTCGAACGGTATCCTTTTTAACCATGAGAGCCCCATCAGGGGCGACAATTTTGTTACCAAGAAGATCACCAAGGGTTTGGTGGGGGTCATGCGAGGCAAAATTCCTGTCCTCGAACTAGGAAATTTGGAGGCAAAACGTGATTGGGGCCACGCAAAAGACTATGTTGAGGCCATGCGTCTGATCTTGCAGCAAGACTCAGCGGATGACTATGTGATTGCAACGGGTATGCAGCACAGTGTTCGGCAGTTCTGTGAGATTGCAGCTGACTACCTCAACCTAAAACTTGAATGGCGGGGTGAAGGCGTTGATGAAATTGGTTACAGCAAGACGTTGGATCGTGTCATCATCAAGATCAATCCACAGTTTTATCGTCCAGCAGAAGTCGATACTCTCTTGGGTGATTGCACCAAGGCTTACCGGGAGCTGAGCTGGGAGCCTCGTATCCTTTTTGAGGATATGGTGAAAGAGATGATCAACTACGATCTGGCAACCGTTTAAAGATCAACCCTGAGGTAAGGCTCCTGTTCTTCCAGGAGCTTTGCTTCAAAAGCATCTGCCTCACTGGTAGAGATGTCGTCATATGCAACACCGTTCCTTGAGCGGTGCTCAATTTGCAGGAACGTTTTTATGTCAATCGAAGGATCACAGTAATAAAAACGGCTAATGTGACAAACCATACTGCGATCAATTCCCAATTCAATTTAAAACAGGTCCATAAAATTTGAAAGAGGACCGTCATGCAGGACCACCAACCCTGTATGAATAGTCCTATTTTTGTCAGCGGATCCAATGGGGCACCAGTTCGATCAGTGTTGTGATCAGCATAGCTGACAAAATCGAGATCATCAGGTACTTGAATTCTTTCATTCTTAGTTTGTGATCTGCTAAATTATAGGCAATATACAAAACCTGTTAATGGTTGCTAAACTAAATAATGAGGATCCTTGGATTAAAGCCAAGGATGAGCAACCAGAAGTCATGCGGTCGATTAATCGGACCGCAGCCAGGATTACACTTAACGGAAAACGTCACTATACAACTCCGTTACCAACTGGACCTGCGCCGTCCGTAACTACAATCATTAGTGAAACAGCTTCCGAAGCAAACAAACGGAAGCTTGAAATGTGGTCTAAAAATAATCCAGGTGTTAAAGAAGCTGCAGCCGAACGAGGTACGGCAATTCACTATGGAATGGAATGTTACCTCAAAGGAAATAAAACCCCTGATATCCCGGAAGAATATGCAGATTTTTGGTCGGGTATGCCAAAAATTCTCGATCAGTTCCAGGAAGTTTTATGGGCAGAATCTCCTGTTCTGGACAAATTTAATTTTACTATTGGTGCTGATGACGTTGCTCGCGTCTGGGGTTGCGATGACGAAGGTCGTGCTTGGGCTGGCGCTCCTGATATTATTGCTGTTGCCAATAACAAACTGACGCTTGCTGACTTGAAAACCAGCGTCAAACCTTACAGTCGCAAGTGGCCCAAGGACCTTGAGAAGGGTTCGCCTGAATGGCGTGATCTCTTGGGCGGTCACCTCAAATTTAAAAAGACATGCAAACAGCTCGCGGCATACGATATAGCTATTACCCAGACACTGGGAATAAAAGTTCAACAAGCTGCTATTCTTGTCTCAACACCCTTGCGAACTCAGGTATTTAAGATCTCCAGGAGATTTCTTGATTCGTTGCATGAAGATTGGTACAAAATTGTAGATGAGTACTACAAGCAAATCGAAAACTGCGGGGTATATGATCCAGATCTCATCTAAACTTTGCATTCGTTGCAACAAAAACAAAGATTTAAACTGCTTTGGATGGTCTGGTTATGTCAAAAAGAACGGCGTAAAAAGTTTATGTAGTTATTGCAAAACATGCCAAAACGAGCTTCGTGTTCAACGCAAATACGGTGTTGATTACGAAACATATAAGAATATGTTGGAAGCTCAGAATGGATGTTGTGCAAATTCTGGGTGCAATTCAGCTGAGCCAGGCGCTCCCGGAAGAACAAGATTCTATATTGATCACTGCCATGCAACAAATAAAATACGCGGTTTACTTTGTCACAAATGCAATCTTGCTCTTGGTCATGTTAATGATGACATCAAAAGACTAGAAGGATTAATTAAATATTTAAAAGATCAAGATCGTAGCTGAATACTATTCTCAAATAGAGAACTGTAATGTCTACGATCCTGATCTAATTTGAATTAACGGCCAGTGGTGCGAGGCTTAATGCCTTTATTGCCAGGCTGGGTTTTCTTTTGCACAGGACGCTGCGCTGCTTTAGGTGTTGCCTTGGGTGTTGCTGCAGCAGCTGGCTTCCGAGCTGGAACTGCCGAAGGTTTGCCTGCAGAGCCAGTTGTTTGACGTGGAGTCCTGCCTTCTTCCTTAAGTTTAATCCTTTGCTCGTTCAATTTATTCAAACGATTTGCAAGAGCTTCTTTATTTAGTTTCTTTTCCGGTGCAGCAGGCCTGTTATTGCTTTGAGCACTGGCAGGCCGGCGTGGGGGAACAGGCTTTTTGGTTTCCGTAGAACCTTTGGTCCTTTCGCCAATTACTGGTTTTTTAGAACCTGCATCATTCGGCTTGCTAGCACGATTTGGAGTGCCAGGGGCAGGGCGTTTTGGGCCTCCTGGATTTGGGTAATTGGTGGTATAGCCAGCACCGGGAACTACTAATGACATGGACTTTTAATTTTCTATTGCTATTTTAAAGTAAAGAAATCAATTAAATTGAAATGAAAATACTAGCTCTCCTGTTAGATGCCGTAATCAAATGGTGGAAACGTATTTGGTTTGAAGCCAAGCTCAAGGCGCGGCTTGATATGATCGAACTGGAAAATAAGATTGAAGCTGAAATTGAACGTGAAGAACAGAACAAACCAATCTATATTGAACATCCTATTGATCCAGAGCTACAGACCGGTGAGTCTCAAAAACTTGGTGGGGCAATGGAACTGAGAGCACCTTGGTACACTGATGGCCTGGAATCCGAACGGGAAAATGGAAAGCCGTAAGCGTTACGCTTGGCAAATTGCATGCGAAACAGCAGTAGTGACCAAAGAGGATGCACTGTTGGTTTATGAACGGTTAATGAAACAATTTGAAATGAAAGATAAGGAACGGAATAATAATGAGTCCAATAAGACTTGCTGATCTACAGGAAATCGTAATAGCCCCTCTGGATTGGTCGCCGTAGGATAAGGAGACACACAAGTCAAGCCCTCACCATGGACATCAATGTCTGTATGGGTGAGTGGATGAATAGTCTCATGAGTCGCATGGTAAGTGCGGCGGATGGGGACTGTTTTTATCTGCCCACTGACATGCATCTTCATGCTTTTTTGCTATTGAAAGAGGCAAGTTTTGCGGATAAAAACTTTAAAGTAGAAGTTCGACCGATGAACCAGGCATGACCAATACCAACAAACAATCCCTCAAGCCCGGTGAAATCAGGCTCGATTACATCCCAATTGATTGGCCCTTAACTCCTTTAGGTCCAAACAAAGATCCTTACGTTGCTGGCTGGCAAAACAAACCATTCAGCCCTCAAGAAATTGAAAATGAAATACTGCTTGGTCGTTGCAAGGCTGTCGGTCTTCTTGGTGGTCCTGTCTACAACAATCCATATGGCCTGATCTGGGTTGATGTTGACGGTCCAACCGTCTACGCGCTCATCGAATCATTGTCTGAGCTGGCTTTTGATGAGGCGCTGCCAGATACCCTCACAATTCTTAGCGGTAAAGAGGGACGCGAACGGAAGCTGTATCGCCTTTCTCGCGATAATCACAAGCACATCGTCAGGAATAAATACACCTGGCACGCAGAAGGCAAGAAAGAAAAGCTTGAGATCCTCTGGAAAAAGCACCAGGGTGTTCTCATGGGTCTACACCCTGAGACAGAGGGGTACTTCACCGCAGAAGACCAGGGTTTTGAGTGGATCCAGCAGTTGCCTGAATTCCCGGAATGGTTGCTGAATGCCATCATTCAAAAGAATGTCAAGCAAGGTGTTCCGGCAAAAGAAACGACCCGGATCATCGGCCCATCATTTGCCATTAACGCTGAAATCTCCCTCGAACGGGACATGCAGCTGGCACTTGAAGCAATGTGGGGAATGCCGCCAGAAGCCACAGATGATTACGACATCTGGATCATGGTTGGGCAATCGCTTCATTCACTGGATGAATCACTGCTTGATCACTGGGATGAATGGTCCCGTCAATCTGAAAAATACCAGGAGGGTGAGTGCCACAGGCGCTGGCTTTCCTTCTCGAAAGGTGGTGGTCGTGGCATCGGATCTCTGGTGCACGTCGCAAAAGAAAACGGATGGCAACCATCTGAGAATCACAAATCAATGAATGTGGATGACAACATGCTTGATCACGTAGCAAAACTATTAAGCGAACTAGAAGACGACTTAAATATCACCAGCTCCAAGACAACGGAAGAAACTGAGCATTTCGAAATCAAGAGTGGGTGGAAGACGAAGGCTACAAGGGGGCGTTCGGGTAAAGAGCAGAAGACTCGTAACCCTTCCTCTGATGTCATCGCTGGAATTTTGTTGCAGGATTACCAGGGCAATCTGCGCTACAGCCAGTCGCATGGCGCCTTTTTCATGTATCAATATCAACGAAAGGGCCTGTGGTCACAACTTTCGGACTATGAAGTTAAGGGCGATATCAAGGGAAGGTTGGATGCCATTAAGGAGGGCTTGCTTCACAGCGGCTACTCCATGAATCTCATCTCCGACTTAATGGAGCAATTGAGGATTTCAACTATTTTTGACGATTGGTATGAAGGTAATGAATACCTATTGTTTACAAACGGCATCTTGAATGTTCAAACAAGGGAGCTGATGCCATTCGATCGGGAGCTGCATATCACGCAACAACTTCCGTATGAATACGATCCTTATGCCGGTTGTGAACCGATCATTAAGTGGTTGAAGTCCACACAAAATGACAGCTGGGGTAGGGTCCAGGTTCTGAGGGCTTGGTTGCGTGCAGTCCTGCTCAGCCATTCGGATATTCAGAAGTTTGTTGAGATTGTCGGCCCCGGTAAATCTGGTAAGTCTACCTACAGCAACTTGGCCCATGCCCTGGTTGGTGATGACAACGCCATGATCTCCTCCCTGGAACACCTAGAGAAGAACCGATTTGAAACGGCAAACCTATATAAGAAGAAGCTATTGCTCTTCAATGATGTGGAGCGTTACGGCGGCTCGGTCTCCGTCTTAAAAGCAATCACAGGTCGTGACTTGATTCGTAATGAGCGCAAGTTCCAGGCTGGTAGCCAGAAGCCCTTTAAGTTCAATGGGCTTGTGATGATTACAGCCAACGAACCAATCCAGACGACTGATCCGACTTCCGGTTTGGCGCGTCGGCGCCTGACCATCCCATTCGATCGTCCTTTCACTGGAAGTTCAGCTGAACAACGCACCCTTATTGATATGGATGACCAGGGTCGTCCCTTCGGTGAGTTCGCTGCTTTACTGCCAGGGCTCGTGAATTGGGTGCTGGATATGACGGAAGCTGAGATGCGGGAATACCTGATGGAAACAAACGAGAAGGTTGACTTCTTTGCTAAACACCATAAGGAGCAAATCCTTAAGTCCAACCAAATCCTGGATTGGATGCAGCACTGTGTGGTCTTTGATCCAGGTATTTCGGTGCCCGTTGGTCTTGCTAAGCATGCCGCTGGTGGTGTCTCAAACCTTTACATCAATTGGGATAAGTGGCTTTATGCCAGCTACTGTGAATTCTCCCGTGGTTCCAACAGCAACATTCTGGGTCGCAGCCGTTTTGAATCCCTATTGATGGACGTATGTGTTCATCAGCTCAAGCTGAACGTCTATCAATTCAAAAACAGCCGTGGCATGAGGGTTGTCAACCTCGCGCTCAGGGCATCTGGTCCTAAATATGAGCAGTATCCATCCATCGTTGAAGTTGGTTTGAACAAAGAAGAGTGGCGGACCTTCTACGGCGATGTGCTGGATAAGGAATCCGATGCGACAATGGAAGAATTGGCAAACGAACTGTGAGCAACGGGCGGCACCTCATTCTCGATCTCTACAACTGTGATCGAGATCTACTCGATGATTACGAAGAGCTGGAGAGGTTGCTCCAGGTGGCGCTCAATATGGCAGGCGCTAATATCCTGCGTGTTTTTGGTGAGAAATTTCAGCCGCAAGGTGTCACACTACTTGCCTTGCTGGCTGAATCTCACGCATCTATCCACACCTGGCCTGAGCTGGGCTATGCAGCTATTGATCTATATACCTGTGGTGACACAACAAATACCCATAGGGCAGCTGAATTCCTCAAAACAAAACTGAAATCAAATCAATCTGAGGAAAAAGAACTGGTACGGTCTATAACTCCTCAATAATTCGTATACTGTTTTCAGTCAATCAATAGTTAAATGACTGAAAATAAACCCAAATTGCTGTGGGTTGGTGACATTGTTGCAACCACTGGCTTTGCACGCGTTACTGAAAACGTGCTTAGTCGCCTGAAAGATAAATACGAAATCCATGTGCTGGGTTGCAATTGGCATGGTGATTACACGCCGCTCCAGCAGGAGTACTTCATGTACCCTGCCTCCAACATGTACCAGAATCAGCCGTTTGGTGAAGCTCGGATTCGTGAAATCACGGAACGAGTGCGTCCCGATGTGATCTTCACGATCAACGACTGTTGGATCATCAATAATCAGTGGACTCAAATCAAAGACCTGCGCGAAAAGCTGGGCTTTAAGTTTGTCGGTTACTACCCCATGGATTCCTATGGGTGGTACGGCTGCTTGACCGACACCATGAATGAGTGGGATGCAGCGGTCTGCTACACCAAATTCGGTGCAGAAGAAACGATTAAAGCTGGGGTTGAGAAGCCGATCTGGGTTATTCCTCACGGTGTTACTTCCGGTCAGTTCTATCCCAAGGATCGAGATGAGTGTCGTAAAAAGTTGAATCTCAACCCTGATGACTTCATTGTTTTTAACGGTAACCGCAACCAGTTCCGCAAACGTATCGATATCACGATCTCGGCCTTTGCAAAATTTGCGGTAGATAAGCCGAATACCAAGCTCTATCTCCACATGGGACAAAAGGATCAGGGCTGGGATGTCATGCCGCTATTTGATCGTGAGATGCGCCGCCAGGGCTTAGATCCGAACAACCGCATCATCATGACTAGCCCAAGTGCCAACGGTCCTTCCGTTGATGTGGATCTGCTTAACACCATCTATAACGTTGCAGACGTTGGTGTTAATACCTGTAAAGGTGAAGGCTGGGGTCTGGTGAACTTCGAACATGCTGCCTGCCGCGTTGCCCAGGTGGTGCCCGATCACACGTCCTGTAAAGAGATTTTTGAGGGTCATGGCATGTTGATTCGTAACCTCCATGCTGATGTCGATACCAACTTCGGTCGCATCATGCCTTGCCCGGATGACAACCATCTGTCTGAGATCCTGAACGAACTCTATGAGGACCGGGAAAAGCTAGATCAAGTTGCCCAGGCTTGCTATGAGCGGGTCACTGATCCTTGCTTCAACTGGGATACGGTGGCATCCGACTTTGATGACGTATTTAAAGAGGTGCTTACCAAGAAGGAAGAACCTCAGATCCGTGTGAGCAAGCGCAAGAAAGCCAAGGCTGCGGATGAGGTTGAGACCAAAGAACTTGCAGCTACTAAGGCATGACCTACTCAGAAGAAAGGCCTTGGGGATCTTTTGAAACAATTTGTTCAGGTCCCAAGTACAAGGTGAAGGTGATCTCAGTTAAGCCTCACTCGAGACTCAGTCTTCAAAAGCATGAGCACCGAGAGGAGCACTGGGTTGTGGTGGGTGGTGTCGGCACGATTACGGTTGGTGATCAGACTGTCCCCGCCTACCCCGGTACCACAGCCTTCATCCCACCAGGGGAGGTTCACAGGCTCGAGGCTGAGGACAAGGAGCTCACTTTGATTGAGGTCCAGAGGGGCTCCCAGCTGTACGAAGAAGACATTACGCGACTAAGTGACGACTACGGTCGCAAGTAGGGGTAAAGTCTGCCTGGAGACGAGGAGGGGCCTGGACGGGGCCCCTTTTTTGTGAGGTTAATCTCAAGGTTGGACTTGAATGCGGTGCGTAAGAACTAAGAATGAGTACCGCGTGTATCCCCCCTAGAAGCAAATGACACTTTAGGAAAGTACTGTAAGTTTTGAAGGTTTCCGAGGAAAGTAAAGAGAAATAAAGTACGTACACTTTGGTCAAGCGGCGTCATTTACTCTATATATAGAATTCTCCTATTTCATTCCTAGTTTTTTGCTGCACTAGACGCCAGGAGAAAAGCTGATAAAATCTCGGAATGGCCCTATGACCAGCTATGCCAAGCAACCGAAAGGAAATGCCGCCCCTCTGGCGCGTACAGGAACTGATCAAACTGTCGGACCGTTACCCCAGTGGATTGGAGTGGGTGGTCGACAAGGCTTGTAATAAGGCTGGGACTCAGGCTGGACGCATGAACAAGGTGACCGGCTTCTATATGGTCTGCATCGACAACACTGTTTACCTGGCGCATCGACTCGTTTACTTCCTGCAAACGGAAGAAGACCCTTTGCACATCGATATCATTCATGAAAAAAATAATGTGAATAAAGACAACCGAATGAAGCTGGTGCCGACAAAACGTACGAACAAAAAACCAAGGGCGGTCCCTGAGGAAAAGAAAGTTCCTTCTTATTCCTGTTAGTAAAAAATGGCAAACATACACCGTTCAGAACGCAAGCTTGCCAAGGCAACGGACTTCCGGTTTGTGGTCGGTATCGATGAGCTATCCGATGAGGAGCTTGATGACCGTGGCTACTACAGGGGCTTTGTCTGTCCTCATAACCACCACATCCGGGATAAGGAACGGCACTGGTGCTATCACTGCGTCCACAAGATCCAATCCAACCTCTGTGGATTTGACATCAACTACTTGAATATCGAATACAAGGCCAGGTATCAAAAGTTATGGGCGAAGGTCACCAAGGGGTCGATGGATGAGTGCTGGCCCATCCAATCCCCTGGTCCCTACACACCCAAGAGAATCTGTATGCCTTCTTATCGATCTGCATACAGCCACCAGAAGGCTGAAAACTTAAGCTTTCATAAAGCTATTTACAACTGTGCCTGGGGTGACATCGGAAGCATGGTCGTCACTCACCTGTGTGGCAACCCAAGATGTGGCAACCCACTGCACTTGATTTCCAGCTGGAATAAATTGTTCTACCCGGAGACCGTCAATCCTTTTGAAGTTGAGTTCAAAGCGGAGAAGCTGATGTCCTACGGCAGGAATAAGGACAACCCCCTTGTATTTAACAAGGCATTCAAACAGTCAATTACCTTCCCCGAAAACATAGAAATACCAGAAGAGTAGAATGGATCTACTGGTTTAAAAGTTATAGATGGCATCTGATAACCCTTCTCAACGTCAAAGAAGTCAAAACAATCCACTAAATATGGGGCAATTTAGCCAATTGTCCTTGCGTAATTTAAAAGGCAAGCTTGGTCCTACGTACCAGGTGATTGGGCGTCGTGATACAAACCAAAATTCAAACGGCGGCTATGGCGGCGGTACCTATAACCACTGGTTTAGCTTCACGATTACTTCCCCAGCTTGGATTATTGTTACCAAAGCGGGTACCCGTTCGAAGTTTATTGACTTTTCTGTCTATGACTTGAACATCACTCCAATTGATGGCAGGTCAATCTTCCAGGCTGACAGCATTGAGATTACGGTTGACGGCAAAAAGCGTAATCCCTATCTCGGTAACGTGATGGGAGAAGAATCAGACCTATACAACACTTATGATCCAAATCGTTTGGACAAGGGCGATGAGAGGTATTTCCCCTTGGAGCGGGGCACATATCTTTTGTGTGTCTTTGCAACACGCAATGAACCCATTGATTACCAGGTTGGCGTTGTTATTGAGTTTCCCACTGCTGACTTTAATATTGCCCTTGAAAACTATGACCTACTTTTATTAGAGAATGGTGACTTTATATTGAATGATAAATCTGATATCTATGATGGACAAGACACTCACCAACACTCTTTAAGTGAGTGGACTACTGCATGGGAACGTGACCACGCACAAGATGACCGGTTCCCAGCTATTTTTGTACCATTGACAACTGTGCCGTAATGAATATCTACAACTGGTTGGTTTGTAAATTATCTAAACGTTTCCATCTTGGTAAACCTTTGCCAACCTCCCAAAAGTTCAAGAGCTACTGTGATAAAAATCCTTGGGAAAGAAGCTGCCGTGTTTATGAAGATTAAATAAAATAGTTAACACAAACCATTAGAATACAAAAAGATCAGGAGATCAATTATGCACGACCTTAACCGTTACCTCGAAGTTGCACTGGCCATTCATGCCGCTGCTTCCGCCATTGTGGCACTGACCCCAACCCCTTCCGACGACAAGCTTGTCGGTAAACTCTATAAGTTGATTGAGATTGCTGCTCTTGTGATCGGACGCGCCAAGCAGCGCTGATCAATCAGGCAAAGCCTGAAACCAGAACACTGTCCCGTCATTCTCTTCAACCCATTCCCTTGTTGCGTAGGCCTGTTCTTTTGACAGGGTTACGCATTTTTTTTCGTCTCCCACTTGCCAACACAGGTTTACCCTGATGCAGGGCTCCTTATATTTTTTCATTTCAGTAGTCCCAGCGAATTCGTTGACGACTTTCTCTGATTCCAATGTGGACAAATCCTTTTAGTGCACCATATCCTAATGAGTAGCGCCAGTTTTTATTACACCAATCCTGTACGACATAGATATTGGCACCTTTAATGTAGAAATCAACAGCCCCTTTTGATGGTGCATTGTAAGTGTGCTCGCTGTTCTTGGCGCCACCAACTTGTGTGTTGATGGGTTCGGGTCGAGAGGCACTGGTAATAATCAAAGGTTTATTGCCGAATGCACTGCGTACTTTTTCAAGGAACTCACAGATCTCTAATGCTGTATCACACTGATATTGCTTGGTAAAACGGCGTGCTTCCTGGTTAAGGGTTAACTCACCATACGTAATATTTGGCGTCACTTTAAATGTAAAGGGGCTCCAGGGATTGAAACCTGTTTTCTTATCTGGTTCTTTTGCTTGTTCAATGTTTCCTGGTGTTCCAAGCTGACGATCCATGATCTGGATTAGCTTGGTACTGTAATCAGGATCTGTAGCGTATTTTTCAACAACTAAAAGTTGAGCGCACTCATTACGTGTCTTGGCACGGTTGACACCTTTAAAACGACCAAAGTCTTTGTACCACCGATCTACTAGATAGAAAACACAAGTCTCAAGATCTGGAAAATCAATAAAACTATCGGTAATTGTGATCCATTTACCGTTGATAAACTCCTGGGTGCTGACAGCACTACCAGATCCCTTCAGACCAAATGCGTTGAAGGTGCCAGAGAAATGCTTGCCCCATCCTGATTCGAGTGCCCACTGAGCAGCGACACATTCAGGGAATTTTGCCCCGGCTTTTTTGGCAGCAGCGTACACACCGTCCCAGCTGTTTTCAATTTCTTGCTTTGTTTCCTTTCGATAACGCTTGGCAAATTCAGCCAAGGTTTCAGTCGATGTTGATTTCTGCAGCCATTCCCAAGCTTCTTTCTGATGAGGTAATTCCTCATAAAACTTTGCAGCATCCGTAAGTTTTATCGTCATCAATTTAGAGCTATTAAATAAACTCTAAAACACGTGTTTATAAATGTTATAAATTAATTTTTTTCTTCCGTGAATTCTTCGTTTACTTTTGTTTCTTCTGGCGAAAAGTCTAGCGTTTCAATTAATTCAACAATTAAATCACCGGCGTATTTAATTAGATTAAAATCTCCAGAGGCCCTGGCTGCCCCAAAAGAATTAATCGCAGAAATCAACTCAGATTTTTTGCAAGCCATATTGAAGCAATAATTTCAAACAGTATAACAAAAATCACCATCCTAAAACAGCGAATACTGAATATTTTTTAGTATATCAATAATGATTAGTGAGTAGGACTTAGATGCCTGCCGCAGTTAAACGACCCTCCAGATCTTCAATCTTCTGAAGTGCTTCCTGCAACGCAGCCGTCAGCAACGGAACAAGCTTGGATTGGTCAATGCCTTGGTAAACGGGGTTACCTTCGTCATCAACTTCGTCCTTCGTGCCGGTGACGCACTCGGGGACGACTTCTTGCGCTTCGTGGGCAAGGAAACCATCGACGGTCTTACTGGGATCAGCAATGAAGTTGAAGCGGTGAACCTGGAGTTGATTAACCCTATCTGTAGCGCCAGTTAGCGGGACAACGTTTTCTTTTAGGCGATAGTCAGATGAAGTGTTGTAGGAAGTAGATGACCCATTCATTTGAATAGAACCTACAACTCCGTTGCCATTCTGAAAAATGGCGCAGTTTTTTAAGCTTGTCAGTGCTGATTTGATTTTATAAACTGGCGCGTATATGCTGTCTGCCACAAAACCGCAAGCTTCCGTACCAACAAGATCCGCACCTGTGGCTTGCGGTGAGCAACTTACCGCTCCGCCATTGGTAATTCTGAGCGCCTCAGTTGGTGATGACTGGCCATCGCGTGTAACGGAGAACACTAGTCTCGACGGATAGTCATTTGTTCCAGTTGCTCCGTCGGCTTCACAACCTATGACTGCATAGTTAGAACCTACGTTGTCTCCAAAGATTATGTATCCCATTGCAGCGCCTGCTGTAAGACCGCTACTGGAGGTGTCCCTTTGAATTAAAATAATTCCTGGTTGACCACTAGAAAAACTATTGCCTTGGAATACAGCTCTTGCCGAGCCAGTGCTCGAAGACGTGCCAACTAACAACCTGCCGGAGCTGTCGATGCGGGCGCGCTCAGTGCTTCCTACGGAAAAGTTTATTGAGTTAGTAGTAGTACCAAACGTTTTAAGATCTAGTGTTTGGTTTTGATCGTAAGTCTGGATTGATCCGCCAGATGCTGTTGTAGCAATATCAATACCTTGTGTCCCATTACTAAAACTTCCAACGTTGACGCTACCCGTCCCGCGTACATCTAGAGGTTTGCCCGGGCTAGTAGTGCCCAGACCTACCCTGTTATTCGTGGCATCAATGTAGAGCGTATTGCTGTCGATGTTTACATTACCGCTCGCATCAATCAGCAGTCGCTGAGAGGAGTTGGTCGAGATGGCTACGTTATTTGAGGAGGGTAGATAAAGTCCGTTTGTTGGAACAGAACTTCCGGTTGGAATAAAGCTGGCGCCACTTACTGTACCGCTTGCAGAAATATTATTAAAACTACCGCCAACGAGACCGCTTACAGACGTACTGGCATCCAATCCACCAGACGTGTAAACAAGGGTATCTAATTTTATAATCCCGTATGGCATTTCTTTTGTGCTTTCCTATTAATTAGTTTAATTCAGGATGCACATTTATTATCAATTTGAACCAGGCTCAGGTGGCCACTGTACGTTCCAGGGGAAGCCAGCTTGCTGGGGGATCATACGCAAAGTTTCCCGATACAATGCCCAGGCTGCTTTGCCGTCTGGATCCAGGGGACTGTCAGCAAGTTGGGTCCAATCGCAAGCAGCGAGCTTTTGGTTGCGGATCGAACGTACTTCAGCTGCTTTGTTATCCGTGCGTTCTGCAATTTCTTCTGGAGTTGCAGGCGTACTGATCCATTCCTCTACCCATTGGTCGCCTTGCTTAATGGCAGTGCGATCCAGGTTGACTGTGTAGTCGTAATCAGGTTGAGGAGTGGACTGTACAGGGTAAGCACCAAATTCTTCTGCAGTTTCATCACTGATGGTTTGCGTGAAGCTGGTATTTGGATTGTCCAGGCGCAGATCCGTGAGCGTATATGGATAACGCTTCAGGGTGCCATCGGGATTGAGTAGGGTGTAAAACATCAGGCTTCCTCTATTTCTTTGAGTTGATCAACGATGACATCACGGATGATGATGGTCTTGAGCTGCTCAGTTTTATGAGACTCAAGCATATCAATCAACTGATCTCGAAACTTCAAGATCTCAGGTTTGTCAGTGTGTTCTTTATTGATTTTAGCAATAGCACGTTCATAGTTATCAATATTGATCTGATAACCGAGGATTTCATCGTTGCGGGCTTCTACGGCGCCTTTTAGGGTTTCAAGCTTGTTCATGGAGATTGGTGGCTCTTGGTAAGTATACAAATAAAAAGTACGCCAGGGTTTCTAGTTAAGACAATTCTAATAAATGTTTTTAAAACAAACATTTTGAGCAAATCAATTATTGATTAAGGATAAATACTTCAAGCCGAAGAACAGAAAGCTATACTAGTTGCACCAAAGGTTAATGCTTGCGAAGGGTCATTGACTTTTGCTCCAAATCCTGTGCCAGAGTTGAAATTGTAAACAGAAATATAAGGTGAAGAATTATAGCCTATTGCAATAAGTTTTCCACTTGATGAAAAGTTCACAGAAAAACCAATTCCTGTTGGCAGGGTAGTGGGGTCTGCATATTTTGTGCCAAATCCTGTACTTGTATTAAAAGGATAGCAATATATGTAAGGACTTAAATCATAACCAAATACAACATCTGCACCATTAGGACTTATAGCAACATCTCTAGATAAGTTTCCGGTAGGAGCTCCCCCAGGCGTGGAATATAGGGTTCCAAAACCGGTGCCTGAAGTGTATCGATAGGCTTGAAAAGCTGAAATAGCTATTACGCTTCCGCTGAATGTATTGCCTGAATTCGTTTGTAAAACAGCATTTCCACTAGTGTGAAAACGACACGCTTTTCCAGAAGCATTTAATGTGCCATTGGTGTATTTAGTTCCAAACCCTGTAGAAGAATTCCAGGCGTAGGCATCTATAGCCCTTGCCCCAATGGCCCCGCCATTGCTATATGCAATATCATTGCCACCAGGAGAGAAAGATACTCCAGATACGTTGCCAGTAGGAAAACTAGATGGATTTGAATACTTTGTTCCAAACCCAGTAGTTGAGTTCCATTGATATGCGTGTATTTGGCTGCCTGTGCCGGCAAATGGTTGATTTCCTAGAAGAACCGCATTGTTGTTGGGGTGGATGCTTATGTCAAAACATTGCGAGGCATCTGCGGGAAGCGTAGAGGGATTTGAATATCTAGTACCAAATCCAGTGCCTGCTAAGTACTGATAAGCTACGCAAAAAGGGCTACTATCTACAGCCAATAAAATTGCATCTTTAGTTGGTGTGACTACAATCTTATTTACCATTCCTGGTGGAAGGGTTGCAGGGTTTGAGTATCTAACTCCAAATCCTGCTGAAGATATTGGATAAGAATAAATATACGGAGAAACACCTAAGCCTATGATTATGTCTTCTGCCGGTCCTACGGCGGCACCCGCTGCTCCCATCGCAACTCTTGTCGAAATAGGGTCCATGGCTTATGTCGTGTAGTTAATCAAGGAAGACCCACGCCAACGGCTACCACCATCATCTGTTAAAAACATGAATAGGTGTGTCTTGCCTGTTGTGAGTGTTGGTGCGGTACCGCCGGGCCATTCTAAACCGCTGAACCAGGTAATCGTACCACTGGTATGAACCACTTCTAATGTAAAGGAATAAGCAGATCCAGAGGCTGGTGCATTAGATACTGTAAATGTACTACTGCCTGTGATTGTTTTGATGTAGTAATTACCAGATGTGCAGTCAATGTTTAATGCAGAAACAGTTCTTGCAGTTGCTTGATAAGCGGCGCTCACGTTTAATTGACCAGATTCACTAACTGTTAAACGACTAACCCCACTGGAACTTAATCCAACTTGGTTTGTCGCTGGAGAATATAAACCGTTTTGCGGTATACCAGAACCGGTGACAGTTATGCCTGAAGCGGTAACCAAATTAGAAATTGTTCCGCTTGTACCAACAATGTGTCCGCCGCTTACTGTACCTGTTGTTGTTACACCTGGGAATTGACCATTAAAAACACTACTGATTGTTGCAGTCGTATCCGTGCTATTTGAAGTATAGAGAATATAGTCAACCGCTAAAGTTCCGTAAGCCATTTCTTAATTTATGCCATGGTTTCTAGTTAAAACAATTCTAACCAATGATTCAAAACACAGCATTTTAAATTTCTGTAGCAGACCAATTACTATAGGTTGTACTGGTAATATATGCGGCTAATTCATCGGTGGTATTAGTGGCTTCAATAGCTGTAATTTTTTCACCACATTTTTCGCGTACCAACTGACGATGTTCTTTTACATCCAGGGGTACAGCAATGCCGTTGTCTGCTTCGCGGATGACCATCCAATCACTTGGCTGAAGCAGTGTGTTGGCTGTAGTGCGTGTTTGATCGCTCCACAATCTAACTAAATCTGTGTGATCTTTAGGAATTAAATTACCTTCGGAATCGTAGTTCCAGTAGAAGCGCTGGTCATAAGGTATTGGATCCGGAACTTCCGTAATTCCAATCGCCTCACGTTCTTCTAGGCTAGAAAGACGCAACCAATTTGCTGGATATTGAGTGCCATCAGGCGTTGTAAATGCAACATCTGGGCTTAGGGGTTTGCCGTCAAGAATGAACATGGCTCGTTAGGTGGCTTGTTTACCTGGCACGAGCCAGGGAAAAGGGCGATTCGGCAAACGCGGCATAAATGTAGGTAATGCCACTGCCATTGATATTGTTAAACGTGTCAGCTCGACATTTAAAGCCATTAGAAAGTAGGTCTAGCGCGGAGTTATTTGCATCTTCTGCATTTGATAGGTTAGCGTATAGCTGGTTAAATGTCTGATTGTAAGTGCTGCGAGTAGCATCAATTAACAACCAATGGCTGCCTGATGCACTAGATGCTTTAATCATCACCCACTTTGGCCTAAACCCGGTATAAACAAACGGCCCATCCGTGCTGCCGTTGCCGGTGTAGCTGCCAAAGGCGCTGTAGGAACTGACAGGGGCGAAGCAGTAGAGCAGATAACTCCCTGCCGAAGCATTTGACGAAGTAGAATTGCCAACATAAACCAAAGAAGATGTTGGTGAGGAGGTAAATAAATCTGCAGCACTTCCTGCAGCAATAGTTTCAAGACGTAAGAAGTTCTTTGATAGACTCGGCAAAGATAGATGCCAGACATTCCATGGTTCGGTTCCGGTATTTCTCCTCTTTTGTATAACCATGCCAATCGGCGCGTTTAGGCCATGTCCAACTGTTGCTCCATTGACACCATTTCCAGTGTAAGTGACTATTGAAAAACCTGCACTTGCATTTGCTCTGACGCTAGAGGTGATATTGCCATCTGTGTTTGTTACGGTAGTGCTACCTGCATCCCAGGCCCAGCTCACATACGTTGCAGCATTTGTATTTACCTGCGCCAGTGTGCCTAGTGTAAAACCATTACTGTTAAATGCAGTCAGGCCGTTGTCGCTGGTAACTTCACCATCAAGGGTATTGCTCTCTAAACGAGCCTGAGCACCACGCACACTGTCATACAGAGTGTGATCTGTAGCGGCAGAACGCGACTTAATCCAAACCAGATCAGGGTTAAAACCAAGTGAGCTGGTAGGTGTCAGCGTCGATCCAGTGCCTGTGTAGGTCACCACATCAAATACGCTACTAGGCTTGACTACGGGAAGAGGCAGGTTGGCCGTGCACAGCGCCTTGAAGCCACTGGGGGATGTTTCAACAAATGCTCTTTGTCCAGCATTGATTGAGGCTGTAACCCCTGAACCGGTACTTGCGTAAGGAAACCGAGTGCCTGTCAGGCCAGTAGTGATGCTCGTCCAGCTACCAGAATCAGTGATATTCTTGTATTCCAAAGCACCAGCAGTGCTGAGCTTAAAGCCATAAGTCTTGCCGTTGGCAATCGTCGTCGTGTTTGTGGTACCAGTGTCTGAGACAACTCCAGCAGTAGATGTTCCACCTGTGGATGTGATTTCCCAGTAAGCATCAAAGTTAAGAAGATTCTGGGTGCCACGCGCCGTGTCATTTGTGACATCCAGATTTCCGTTTGCTGCACTATCTCCGTTAATAAGTGGATTCCAAGTGCAGTAATTTCCCCTGACCTCACCGCCCACTCCGGTGTCAGTGCCGTAATTAGTGGGAACGTCTACTAGCGAATCATTGCCAGCACCAGCCGTAACGCTCAGGTTATTGGGCGTGAAATTATTGCCGTTGCCGCTCGTGTCCTTGCCCAGTGTCGTTGCGGTGTTGCTGCTGTTGTCCGCAAAATCAAGTTTGAACCCGTTGGTGCCGTAGGTACCGCTGTAGCGCTTTGGTTGCCAGATGCCGTTGGTGTCAAATTCACCAAAGCTGGTAGGAGTTAATGCTTGGCCGTCTATTAGATAACTTTCAGCAAGATACAAATTGGCCGGAGAAACCGCTGGTCCAGTAGACCCCATCGTGTGCTGAACCGTGTTATTAACATCAAAATCAGTATTCTGGTTTGGAAAAGTTCCTGAAAGCGTTTGCTGTATGCCGTTAACAAATATTTTTACTCGGTTTGAAGAAGTTGCCTGTGTTGTATCAAAAGAAAAAACAATGTGATACCAGGCGGATAAATCTCTAAAGCTGCCAGCAGTAACAACGTTAATGGCGCCAAGGTTGGCGTAGATCTGAAGTGAGTTAGTTGTTGAATCAAAACCACAAAATAAACGTGTATTACCATCTGTTCTGGCTGACAAAATAGCAGTTTCTTCACTTATTTTTGCACGTTTGACCCACCCCGCCCAGGTCCACGTCCTGCGGTTGCCAGCAGATGCAGGTGTTCTTGATAAATAAGCGGAGTCCGCTGAATTGAAACGCAGCGAACGTGAAATTTGATAGCCGGTTTGGGCTGAAGAACCCAAAAAACCTAATAAATTACTAGAAATATTGGTCATTTTACGCCTTAATATCTTGTACTAAACGATAAGCAATAGTACTTGAATTAATAACATAATACGCCAGAACATCAACTGCTCCACTGGTGGCAGTTAATGAGGGAACGCTTCCGGATCCCCCTGGATATCGCCAGTTAGAGCCAAAGGCCATTGTGTTGCCCGAGCTGCCTTGAATAATTGTAAGTATCCCTGCTTGTCCTGAAACTAAATTTGATGGATTTTGAAGAGTAGTATTACCTGTCAATGTTAATTGAAAATTATTTCCACTGTTTAAATCAATTGCAACCCCAGTCGAATACGTAAGCGTATTAACTAATCCCCTCTGTCCTCCACTAAAAGTTTGAGCTCCAGATAAAACCGCATAACCAGGTATAGATGTTGCGTTAATAGTTCCAAAGTTACCGGTTGTACCAGTTACTGTATTAAAAGTTCCTGTTGTACCAGTTACTGTACTAAACGAACCAGTTGCACCGGTTACTGTTCCTACAAATGCGCCACTATTTGCAGTAAGGTAATGACCACTCAATGTGCCAGTTGTGGACATGTTGGGGAACTGTCCATTAAAAAGGCCGCTAAAAGACCCTGTTACACCAGTGCCATTGTTTGTATATCTAATAAAATCGACCCCTAGTGTTCCGAAAGACATTTCCTTATCTGCGCTTTGGTTTCAATTTAAAACAATTCTAACCAATATTCTAAATATTAAACTACAACCCAATAACTACCACTGGGAATAGTGATGTCAATACCAGAAGTAATAGCGATAACACCAGCTGTTACTGCGTTTTTATTTGTTGTGATTGTGTAGTTTGCAGTTACAACTTGATCGTTCTCATAGAAAATCTCATCAGTGCCACCACCTGTGGCACCTCCCCCACCTGCTTCTCCCCAAGTCAAATTACCGGAGGCATCACTGATTAGGGCGTAACCAGAGACAGCTGCATCCCCAGATGGTAGTGTCCATGTTACGTTAGACGGAACAACGGATGCTGACCTGAAGGCAACCCAGTTACTTGCGTCTGCATCAGGGAAAACAATGCCGCTACCAAATGTTCCACTGCCTGAAACAGCTAAAGATCCGCTGGTTAGCAATCCTGAACCAAAGATGCCACTGCCACTTGCGGTGACATTGCCTGTAAAAGAACTCTGAGCAATAGGTGTGCCCCAGGAAAGATTTCCAGATGTGTCACTGATTAATGCATAACCTGATACAGCTGCATTTCCAGAGGGCAATATCCAGATAACGTTAGATGGGACAACAGGCGCAGATTGAAATGCAACCCAGTTACTCTTATCAGCGTCTAAGAAAACAATGCCGCTACCAAATGTACCGCTACCAGAAACGGTGAGATCTCCACTGGTCAATAGACCAGAGCCAAAAATGCCACTACCACTGGCGGTCATGTTACCAGTGAAGGTGGAGTTAAAGTTAAATACGTTTGCGTTTAACGTTTCAAAACTTGCAACAGTTCCGTTAAAACTATTACCTGTAATTGTTGCTCCGGAAAGATAATTAAATGTTCCCGAGACGCCTGTTACAACCGAAAACAGTGCCGATGTTCCTGTAATATTCGTGCCACTTAAGGTGCCAGTGACTTGAATTCCCGACTCAAAATAACTGTTTCCTGAAACAATTAAATTACCGCTGTAAACAACAAAATCACCGCCTATATAACCAGCGCCACTTGGCACAACCCAATTTGTTGTGCCATCTGCATTGGTTGAAAGAATGTAGCCTGCAGTGCCAACACTGCTTGGGAAGGAAAATAAACCCCTTGGTCTAACATCACCAGAACCACTGACGAAAGTAACGCCATTTGCAATGAATTGATTTCCGGATACGGTTGAGAAAGTACCGGTTGTCCCTTGAACTAAATTACCAGTAATCGTTTGTCCGGATAATCTAGATGTAAATATGCCAGTGACACCACTAATTAAGGCACCAGATAAAGATTGATAAATACCGGTGGCACCACTAATTGTGGTTCCAGTGATGCCGACAGCATATAAATAATCACCGCTAATAACCTGACCAGTTATTCCACTTGCTCTGATTACATTACCGGTAATTGTTGCACCACTAAAATTAGTTGCAGTCGCAGATACAAATGCCGCGTTGGTTGCGCTAAGCGAATTAAAAGTGCCAGTATTTCCGTTTACGTTTACACCAAGAATGGATGTCCCGGTAATCGTTACACCACTGATTAAACCGGTGCTTACAATACCGCTGGTTACAAAGTTATTAATAAATGCAGTGCCTGAAACATTCAGGTCATGCTGCAGGTTTGCATTGCCAGATACGTTAAGAGTTCCACCAACAACTAAATTGTTGGTAATGGTGCCCCCAGTGAGTTGTAGATAGTAATTATTTAAATAAGCCTTATGTTCTGCTACAGTAAACTTCTTATTCTTGAGACCTGGATCAACTTCAGAAACATCAACTACGGTAAATAGGTCGGCATCG